AGACAAGCCACCCGCATCCCCTCCGAACCCGCATAAATACAATAAAATGGCGTACAATTTAGCTAGCCAGCACGGGAGTGTGCGTGCCTAATTGATTGTATATTATTATATATACATAATTAATACTATACGTTATTATAATTATGTATATATTATTTTATCTTATTATATTGTAATAATCTAATTGCATACTATACAACATCAGGATATTAAATGGGACACGACTAAATTGTGCCAGCAGGGAATGGGGGCAAGGGAGAGAGTGTGTTAATATTTATTTTGAGCATTCCCCTTATTATTCGTGGGCGCATTATCATTTTATTTTGAGTACCCTACTCTTTGTTTGTGGGTGATTCTGTTTTATTTTGAGTATACCTTTTATTATTTGTGGGCTTGTTTTATTTTGGTAGGGATGTTTTTCTATTGAGTTGTATTTTTATTATATATAGTATTTCTTATATTGTGGGGCTTTTTCTCTTTTCTTCTTTCCCTGATTTCCCCCCACGGTTTTTTGTTTTATTGTATATATAAAGATTTTAAAAGGCTTATTTGCGTTATATACAATTGTGTTATATAATGATTTCAGATTATAAAGAATAGGAGGCTTGTTAATGTCAGAATTAGTTATTCCTATTAGGGATAATGTTATTCCAAAGTATGATAGTGTTTTACAGGATATATTAGAGCATCGTCATACTAATTATACCGCTAAAGGCGGTAGAGGTAGTACTAAATCATCTTTTTTAGGTGGGATATGTATTCCTCTTATTATTATTCAATACCCCGATGTTAATGTGGTATGCTTTCGTAAGGTAGGTAATACAGTACAGAATAGTATATATGCGCAAGTTGTTTGGGGTATATATAAATTAGGTCTGCAAGACTTATTCCATATACCTAAAACATATAGTAACCCTATTACTTATCTTCCTACAGGGCAACAGATATTCTTTATGGGACTAGATGACCCTATGAAAGTTAAATCTATTAAGGTTAAAAAAGGCTATATAGGGGTAACATGGTTTGAAGAATTAGACCAATTCAATGGTGATGCTGAAATACGTAATGTATTACAGTCTACTATGCGTGGTGGTGATTTATTTTGGGTATTCCGTTCTTTTAACCCACCTATTAGTATTGATAATTGGGCTAATGAATATGCACTTGAGAGTGAGGGCGATGAGGATACTCTTGTTATAAGCAATACTTATCTCGATGTTCCTGAAAAGTGGCTTGGTAAACAGTTTATAAAAGAGGCTGAGAAACTTAAGAAAAAGAACCCTCGTGCATATGAGCATGAATATCTTGGTGTTCCTACTGGTACAGGTGGTGGTGTATTCCCTAATGCCTGTGATTTAGATATGAATCAATTAGTAGATACTTGGGATGGGACTAGAGATATTAAAGTTCCTATGTGGCAGACTTTTGATAAGATATATAATGGAATTGACTGGGGTTTTGCCAATGACCCCTTTAGGTTTGTTCGTATGCATCTTGATATTAAGAAACTTGATTTATACATCTTTGCAGAATATAGTACTGTACAAACAAGAAATATAGTTGTATTTGAGGAAATTTATGATAAACTTAAATTGTGCGATAGAAATGAATTAGTAACTGCGGATTCAGCCGAACTTAAATCTATCGGTGACTTTAAAGCGTATGGAGCATTTATAAGAGGTGCACAAAAAGGTCCAGAGAGTGTAAGATATGGTATCAAGTGGTTACAAGGTCTAAATCATATTTATATTGATAGGCGCAGATGTCCTTTAACTTATAAAGAGTTTACACACTATGAATATGAGGTTGATAAAGACGGTAAGTTTATTAGTGATTATCCTGATAAAGATAACCACAGCATAGATGCCTGTTTAACAGGAGATACTCAAATATATACACCTTATGGATATTTCAGAATTGAGGATTTGGTAGGTGTTGAAAATACACTATATGCATATGATATAGAATCTGGAGAAGTTGTTGTAGCTGATTTTATACATTGTCGAAAGACTTTTGATGAAGCTGAAATATATGAGGTGGAATTAGAAGATGGTAGAATAATCGAATGTACGTACAATCATAAAATACTAACCTCTAATCGAGGATATGTACAAGCAGGAGAGTTAACTGTGGATGATGATGTAGTATGTGTTTATTGACACTACGAGATATGTATTGTAAAATTAAAATAAAAAGGAGATTTTACAATGACACCAAAAACCCAATATTTTAATGGATACAGATTTACTCGTGGTGAGGAAGGTACATATTACAGATGTGCTAAACTTAAAAAACGTATGCACGTATATGTATGGGAATATTATAACGGTACTATTCCAGATGGGTATGAAGTACATCATATAGACTTTGATAAATCCAATAATGATATTTCTAATTTGCAGTTGCTCACGCAGTCTAAACATAGAAAGTTACACGCTGATTTACTCACAGAGGAACAGCGTAATTGGAAAAGAAATAATCTCAATGAAAATGCACGACCTAAAGCTGTTGAATGGCATAAATCTGAAAAGGGTAGTAGCTGGCATAGTGAGCATATAAAACAACAACGTGAAAATGGTTCATTCAAACATAAACTTATATGTACAAACTGTGGTAATGTATATATAGGTGAAAAGAATGGAAAAAACACATTTTGTAGTAATGCGTGTAAATCAGCTTATCGTAGGGGGTCGGGATTAGATGATATCAAAAAGATATGTCCAATATGTGGTAATGAATTTGAAACTAATAAATATCGTCAATCCACAACTTGCTCACGTAGCTGTGCTAATCGTTATAGGAGAATAAAAAATGAAAGTTAAGTCCATTAAGAAAACAACTAAAAAACTACCAGTATATGATTTGGAAGTTCCAAAGTACCATAATTTTATATTGAAAAATGGCGTAGTTGTACATAATTGCAGGTACGCACTAGAGAAATATTGGAAAAAGAAAGGAAATTAATTTATGGGTAAAGGTAAATACAAGAGAGAGGAAAAGAAACAGGATACAAGTGGCTCTTACTATGTACATGGTAGTTCTAGTGAATCATCTTATGACAATAGAGAAGCTAAAGAGAATTACTTATTCTCTCGTGTTGGGGTAGGTGATAAACTTACAGGTGCTAATGTACATAGAGGTGGTAGAAAGAAGAAAGAGGATTAATATATGCCCGATTTTTTAAATATTGACCGAGCATTATATCATGGGGTAGGTAAGTATAATATGCCTATTGTATACGGTGTTGATAACTTACCTACCGCTACCGATTGGATTGGTTTTAATTATGTTAAAACTACTAAAAAGAATCCTAGTGATGTAGGGGTACATTTTTACCTTAAAGATGAACAGTTTGAAAGAGTATGGAACTTTCCTGATAGATATGGTGAAATGCTTAAGAAATACAATTGTGTTATAGCACCCGACTTTTCTGTTTATATTAATTTCCCACGTGCTGTTCAGATATATAATAAGTATCGTCAGAATTGGCTTAGTGCTTATTGGCATGAAGAGTTTGGTATTAATGTTATCCCTAATGTTACTTGGGGGTATGAGGATAGTTATGAATGGTGTTTTGATGGTATGCCTAAACATAGTGTTGTAGCGGTTTCTAATGTTGGCTGTATGAAAGATAAAGACTTAATAGAAATGTTTAATAAAGGCTACAATGAAATGCTTAACCGCCTAGAACCTAAAGAGATACTATTCTATACATACAAATTTGGTAACTATGATGGTAATGTTCATTACATAAAATTTAATCTAAGTAAACAAGAACAAGGAGGAAAATAATATGTCTATGTTTTCCGCAGTAATGCAAAAGCTTAAGGAGGTACTTAATAAAATGTTAGGTAAACAGACAATACAAAGTGCTTTGCACATGACCCCTATTATTTCCAATGAGATGGAAAGAAGAATAGACTTATGGGATAAGATGTATAAAAATCAAGCACCTTGGCTTAAACCAAAAGATGAAGGTGACCCTAGTTCTATTGAATCATTAGGTCTTGCTTCAATGATTGCAAGTGAAAAGGCAAGAACAGCCTTACTTGAATTTCAATCTGAAATCACAGCACCTATGGAAACAACGGATGATGTTGCAACAAAAGATAATTTACAAGAGGGCGAAAATGAGATTGACAGGACTGAAAATGAAACAAATGATAGTTTCGACACAGAAGCATTTCATCCAAAGGCGACAGTCAAGAAAGAAAAGCCTGTAGGAAATACACAGAGGGCAGAATACCTTAATAAGCAATATATCAAGCTTAAACGTAACTTAAGACGAGAACTTGAATATGGTATTGCTAAAGGTGGTATTGTAATCAAGCCTTATGTAATTGTTAATAAGGATGTTGCACCAACCTTTGTTGATAATACAGAAAAGGACAATAAAGACGGAGAGAGCGCAAAGACTAATCTTAATACTATATCTAATCTTGGACAAGGTTCAAAGAATAATACTAATGTTAATTCAAGAGAATCTGAAGTTAAAACAGATGTCGCACCATCAAACACATTTAATTCACCTATTCCACTTGATAAGGCTGAGATTGAATTTGATTGGGTACAAGCAGATGATTTCTATCCATTAGCTTTTGATGGTAGTGGGAGAGTAACCGAAGCAGCATTTATTCAAAGAAAAGTAGATAAGGATACTGTATATTCAAGACTTGAATACCATAAGTATGAGAACCATAAGGTTACAATTGTTAATAAAGCCTATAAATCAACTAATGTTTCTTACAATCAATATAATTCAATCGGTAATGATTTAGGTCAAGAGATACCACTTAATAGTGTTCCCGAATGGGCTGACTTCCAACCTACTACAACTATTGGTGGTGTAGATAGATTATTATTTGCATATTTCCGTATGCCTGAAGCAAACACAATTGATACATATTCACCACTTGGTGTTAGTGGATATGATAGAGCAATTGGACTTATAAGACAAGCAGATATTCAGTATTCAAGACTTCTTTGGGAGTATGAAGGCTCAGAACTTGCCATTGATATTGATAGGGATGCTTTACGTGATGATGATGTTTTAGGTGGTTCAATGAACCCAAGACTTCAGCAAAGGTTATTTAGAAAAGTTGACCTCGGTAATGATGGCGATACTTATAAGGTATTCTCCCCACAAATACGTGATGCATCATTAATCAATGGACTTAATACAATATTAATGCGTATTGAAGATGTTACAGGTATATCAAGGGGTACTATTTCAAATGTAAATAGTAGCGAAGCAAAAACAGCTACAGAACTTAAGATACTTAAGCAAAGAAGTTATCAGACAAATGCTGAAATACAAGAGGCACTTCAAATTGCACTTGAAGATACTATATACATTATGAATGTTCTTTGCTCACTTTATAATATTACCCCAGAGGGTAAGTATGAAGTGTCATTTGAGTGGGATGATTCTATTCTTGTAGATGTAGAAGCAGAACTCGGCAAGCGTATGACATTACTTAATAGTGGTCTTGCTGGTAAGGTGGAAACAAGAATGTGGTATTTTGGTGAAACTGAAAATCAAGCAAAAGAAGCACTTGCAAAGATACAAGAGGAAAATCGTGATGCGGTTGCTGAAAACATTGATATACAATCTGCATTTGGCGGTAACTTTGGTGCAAGAGATAAATTTAATGCCGAAAATAGTAAATCAGCAAAATTTCATGAGAATGAGGATAATAAAAAGATTCAAGATAAGTTTAGGGAAAAACAGCCTAATGGACAATCTGAATTTGATATTAAAAAATAGGAGATAGTATATGCTAACCGAAGAAGAAATTGAAAAGTTAATAGAGCCTATTGTACAAAGACAATCCAATTTAAGTTCGGCTATCATATACATCATAGCTAAAAGGATTAAAGCTATCGGGGATATTGACCCCGATAGCCTTTATACAATAGAGCAAGCTTTACGCACATCAACTGATGTAGCATCTATAAACAAGATGATAACTGAGGTCTTACAGTTACAACTTATAGATGTTGACAACATCTTTCATATTATTGCAAAGGACACCTACGAATCATCTAAGGAATTGTATTATGCTATTGGTAGAGAGTTTGTTAACTATGAAGAAAGTATTCAGATGCAACGTATAACAAATGCTATTGCAAAGCTTACAAATGATGAGTTTAGGGAACTATATAAAACACAAGCTTTTATGCTAAGAAATCCTATGAATCCAGCAGAACTTATTCCAACAAGTGCATCTGAAACATACAACAATATTGTTAATGAAGCACTTAGTGATATGACTATCAACCCTAAAGGGGATTATTATGATTATATTGAAAGAACCATGAAGCAATTAAACGAAAGTGGTTTAAGAACGGTAGTCTATCATACTGAGTCTGGAAAAGAAATAACACAAAGACTAGATACCGCTGTAAGGAGAAATGTTTTAGATGGTATCAGAGCAGTAAATCAAGAAATTCAAAATCAAGTAGGTTTAGAAATAGGGGCTGATGGTGTAGAGTTATCTATACATGAATATCCAGCACCCGACCACGCACCTATACAAGGTCATCAGTTTACTAAAGTAGAATATGATAAACTTCAAAATGGAGAACCTTTTGAGGATGTAAATGGTAAAAAGTTTGAAGCTATCGAACGACCTATCGGTGCTTGGAATTGTAGGCACTTTGCTTGGAATATTTTAGTAGGGATATCACCCCCAAATAGAACAGAAGAACAATTACAAGAAATACTCGATAGAAATGAAAGGGGATATACTACAAAAAATGGTAAGCATCTCACAATGTATGAATGTACACAAGTACAAAGACAATACGAACTAGGAATACGAAAAGCAATAGAAGGGATGAATATGTCAGAAATTGCAGGCGATATGAAATTATATTCCTTTTATAAAACAAGATATATGAGGCTATCGAGTGAATATACCACTTTTAGTAAAGATTGTGGATTATATATGAACCCAAGAAGAATAAGAGTGCTGCAAGAATAAAGTTATCAACAAGTTATCAACAATTTGTTGATAACTTTTTTATTTTGCACATAGCATTGTTGATAACTTTTAGAGTTATCAACAAGTTATCAACATTGAGTGTTGACTTATCAACATTTGTGTTGTACAATATGAATTGTAAAGGTGGAAGAGTGTTTTATTTTTTCATACTTTATTCTCCTATTAAATCTCTAGGTAGTGTAGACTATCTATGCTACCTTTGATTGGGAGTTCTTGTCTAGCATAAAGACGTTAAAAGAAATGCACAATCACCGTAGTCAGTACCTACGGATATACAAATTAAACTGATTTAAAAGATTGTTAGGAGGATATTTAATGACAATTAAAGACATTTTTGAAAAGGCGGAAAATGGTACGCTTACGTATGACCAATTTACTGAATTTGCAAAAGATTCAAAGTTTGCAGATTTAACAGAAGGGCAGTATGTTGGTGTTCAGAAGTTTAATGATGAGGTATCTGGAAAAGACGAACAGATTAAGAAGCTTAATGAAACACTGGATACAAGAAATTCCGATTTAGAAAAACTTAAACAGCAACTTGATAATGCTGGTACAGATGCAACAAAGCTTCAAGAACTTCAGGGAAAGTTTGATTCACTTCAAACACAGTATGAAACAGATAAGAATAACTATGAAGCTATGTTAAGTAAGCAGAAGTATGAATTTGCTGTTCGTGAATTTGCTAATTCAAAAAAGTTTACAAGTAAAGCTGCAAAGCGTGATTTTGAACGCACTATGTTAGCTAAAGAACTTCAAATGGAGGGTAATTCTATTTTAGGAGCAGAAGATTTTGCTAAAGCCTATTCAGCAGAAAATGATGATGCTTTTGTAGTAGACAAGCCAGCGGAAGATAAACCAGCTAATGATGTTCCACATTTTGTAGCACCAACAACAGGTAATAATAAACCTCCAATAGATTCAAACCCATTTGGGTTTCATTTTACACCTATTCACAAAGAATAAATATTTAAAGAAAAGGAGTTAAACAATGGCAGTACTTAATTATGCAACACAGTACGGTAGTGAACTTTCACAAAGATTCCCTCATGTACTTAATTTCGGTAAGCTTTATGCTACACCAAACAACGGTAGATTTAGATGGACAGGGGCAAAGACAATTGAAATCCCATCTATCTCAACAACAGGTCGTGTGAACGCTGATAGAGATAATATCGGTGCAAGAGCACGTCACTATGACAATGCATGGGAGCCAAAGACACTCACACGTCAGAGAATGTGGGAGACACTTGTACACCCAATGGATATTGACCAAACAAATATGATAGCATCTATCGGTAATATCACACAGGTATTTAACGAGGAACACAAGTTCCCTGAAATGGATGCTTACACAGTATCAAAGATTTACACAGATTGGATTGCTACAAGAGATGAGGATAATGTTCTTAGAACAGCTGATACAACAGCACTTACAGTAGCTAATGTTCTTTCTGTATTTGATGCTCTTATGCTTAAGATGGATAACGAAAGAGTTCCAGCTAATGGAAGAATCCTTTACGTTACACATGAAGTTAAGACATTACTTAAGAACGCTCAGTCAATTCAGAGAACACTTGATGTTCAATCTGCAGCTTCTGAAATCAATCGTGTTGTAACAAGACTTGATGAGGTTGAAATCATTGGTGTTCCTAAGACACTTATGAAAACAAAGTACAACTTCACAACTGACTATGCAGTTGCTAGTGATGCAGACCAAATCAATATGTTCCTTGTTCACCCTCTTGCAGTTATTACACCTGTATCTTACACATTTGCACAACTTGATTCACCTTCAGCCGGTTCACAGGGTAAGTATGACTACTATGAGGAATCATTTGAAGATGTATTCATTCTTAACAATAAGTCTGGTGCAATTCAGTACAACATTACAGAACACACAACAACCTAATTAAAGGAGGTGTTGTATGTTAGCTGAGATGGGAAATGTTGTAATCACTATAAGCGAAGAGGATATGCAATATTATCTCAATAGAGGTTATGACATAAAAGACGATAAATGTAATCTTATAAAGAAAGCTGTTCCAAAGGATTTAGCTTCACTTGAAAAAGCTTACATTGAACATGAGGCTGAAATCAAAAGACTTAAAGCCGAAATAGAAAAGCTTAAGGGTGCTGATGTTGAGAAATCAACAAAGCGCACAAAAGCTAAACAAGATTAGTTAGCTAAAGGAAGGCGGTTTATCTTATGTATTTAACTTATGCAGAATATGTGAATATGGGTGGTACAGAAGAGGAAACCGCCTTCAACAATTTGGAATTTGAAGCAGAAAGTCTTATTAATTGGTACACATTTAATAGGCTTAAGAATGAAGATTCTTATCCTGAAGAGGTGAAAAGATTAATGTACTATATCATCAATCTTTTAGTTTCAACAAGGAACGCTATGAATATTAGTTCAAGCGGTTCTGCTTCTAGTCCACAAGAATTAAATAATATTAAATCACAATCCAATGATGGTGTTTCGGTATCTTATCAAACGCTATCAGCAAATGATTTAATAGATAAGAATAAAAAGGCTATTGAAGAGGCTGTTGATAGATACTTACAAGGTGTCATGAATAGTCTTGGACAAAAGCTTTTATACCGAGGATTATACAAGGGGGAGTAAGATATGAGTAAATATCCAATTTGGTGGGATACATCAATTACTATTTACAATAAATATATTGACCCTACTACACAAATAATTACTTGGTACAGAACTAATCTTGATAATTGTTTTTGGAAATACACTAGAAATAGTATGTTGTTTGGCGAGAGTGTTCTTGAAACTGTTAAGACAATTTGTAGGATTCCTCAAAATGTTAATTTTATGGAAAAGCAAGATTGGATTAATCTTCCTAGTGAAGATAAGGCAACACATTTCACACTAAGTGAGGGTGATATTGTTATTAAAGGTCATATCGAAGATGATATTCAAGAATATACTCGTGGGAAAAGAGCAACAGATTTAGTTTCCAAATATAAAGCTTTACAAGGTTGCATGGTGCTTAATCAATTTTCTAACAATACTGGAAGTGGCAGAACACTTCCACATTATTATATAGTGGGTGATTAATGTGGGAAATATAAATGTTGATTTAAGTGATTTGAATAAATTAAGTATATCAACGGATAATATACTACAAGATACTAAAGTAAGAGTAGCTATCAACAACTTTATTGCCAAGGTTCTTGACCCATATGTACCTATGGATACAGGACAACTTTCAAAGACAGTTAAGGTATTACCCAAAAGTTTAGTGTATTCAGCTAAAGGTAAACCCTCCGTGCAATGCCCTGATGGGGATTATGCACACTATATTTATGAAGGCACTGTGTACGCCTCAAACATTCCAATAATTCAAAATGGTGTATTAATTGGTTGGTATAGTCCTAAAGGGGAGGCTAAACACAAAACATCAAGATTGATGAAATATCACACACCACTTGGGAGAAGTCATTGGGATTTAGCACTTGTAGATAATCCTAATGAAATGGAAAAGATAAATATATTTGCAAGAAAATTTATAGAAAGCAAAATACGAACAAAATTCTGATTTAAGGAGGGTAAATGGATAAGAACCAAGCAATTATAGATTTTTTATTTCAATGCCCTCAATTAAGGGATAATCCTACATTCTTTAACTTTATAAATGCTAAGGATAATAACAAACAGATTGTTACAACATCCAATGATAAAATCCTTGATACATCATTTATAGATGGGAGTGTAGAAAAGCAGTTTACATTTACAATAATAGATTTTAAGTCTATTGAATATAATGCACTTGTTAATCAAGCAGGGTATGAGGATGAGAATATGGTGGACTTTTTAGATACACAAGCCATAATCGACTGGATTAATGAGCAAGACAATTTAAGAAACTATCCTAACTTTGGCAGTGATTGCATTATAGATGAAATGAAAACTACAAATGATAATCCATCAATTGCAGGTGTTGATTCTAGTGTACAACCTACACTTGCAAAATATAGTATCAATATACAAATAAAATACATTGATAATTCAAAAAAGTTATGGTATTAACTTGAAAGGAGTATAAAATGGCAATTTCACAATTCAATCTTCAAGCTGGTCAGTATGCGCAGCGTAAAGAACTTATCACTGTTGCTGAATGGACAGAAGGAACTGGAAGTGAAGCTACACAAGTAAGAGAAATTCTTGGTACAAGAACAGAAAGTTCTTCAATCGAGTATAACAATGATACATCTACAACAACTGATATTAGAGGTATCAACTATACTGACCTTAATAAGACACAGCCACAACAGACATTTGACCCATTCCTTGTATTAGGTGGTTCAAAGCTTGGTGCTAAACTTAATGATTTAAGACGTAGAAATGCGCTTAATGAATTTAATCAGTTTACAATTTATGTAATTACAAAGTATGTTGGTAGTGCTGGAGCATATGAGGCAGAATGTCATACAGGATGCTCAATCTTTATCACATCACTTGGTGGTGATACAAAGGTTAATATGCCTATTGAAGTGCATCTTTCTAATGACTACAAAGGTTCAGGAGCACCAGGTCTTGGTACAGTAGACAAGATTGCATCTGATTTTGTATTCACACCAGAAGTACAGGGTTAATAATAAGGAGAATAAAACATGGAGAATAAAACACTTAATCTTTCAAGTCTCGCAAAAGAGAAAGTAACAATTACAGGTGTTGATGACAAGGAACGTATTCTTGAAATCAATATTGGGGATATTGGTATTGTAACAAGACTTGGTAATCTTTATCCTAAGCTTAACGCTTTAGATGAAAAAGCTACTAAGATAGCAACAGAAGAAACAGAAAATACAGAAGATTTTATTATTGATTTTGGTAAGAAGCTTAAAGAAATTGATGATGAGATGAGAAGTATTATTGATGAACTCTTTGATGCTAATGTTTCCGAAGTATGTGCGCCTACGGGAACTATGTACGATATGATTAATGGTGAATTTAGATATGAAATCATAATAGATGCTGTGTTATCACTTTATAATGATGCTATAAAGAAATCAGCAGAGAAGCGCAGAAAGTTAATCCAAAAACACACAGATAAATTCACTCCGAAAGACCATCTTTCAAAAATAAAATAATGTACGAATTACCGACAGAAATTCGGATAGGAGAGCAGTATGTACCAATTAGAAACAAAGGCGATTTTCGTATGGTGTTGGAGTGTTTCTCAGCACTTAACGATATTGAATTAGACCAAGATGATAGGGTGCTTACTGCTCTTATTATATTTTATGAGGGATTAACTTTAGACAACTGTTATGATTTCTTTGATTCACCTAACAAGATATTAGAAGCAATTAAGGGTATGTATAATTTCTTTAATTGTGGGGAAGATACATCATCAAGCGCACAAAGATATAAATTAATTGATTGGGATAAAGATTCTCAATTAATTGTTTCTGCTGTAAACAATGTAGCTAAAAAGGAAATACGAAGCGAAGCTTATATTCATTGGTGGACTTTCATGGGATATTATATGTCCGTAGGAGAAAGCGCACTGTCTAGTGTAGTTTCAATTCGAAACAAAATAGTTAAGGGTAAGAAGCTAGAAGATTATGAAAAGGAATATGTAGCGCAGAATCCAAACTATTTTGATTGGGATTATAGAACATTAGAAGATAAACAAGCAGAACAAGAAATAAGGGAAATGTGGGAAAATGGATAAATTAATTTAGAAAGGAGGATGTAGCGTGGCAATTACACTTAATATAGATTATAACACTAAAGATGCTACTGCATCTTTGGAAAAGCTTAAAAAGACTACACAGAATGCTTTAAATTCCTCTGCATCAAATGTTCAAAAGCTTGGACTTCAACTTCAAAAGACTACACAAACCATTGAAAATACACAAGCACAAATGGAAAAGCTTGCAAATACAAATGTAATCAATCCAGAGTATAAAAAGACTATCAAAGACATTAATGATGTTAATAAAGCCTTAAAAGACGTAGAATCAAGAATGTCTGATATGCGCAAGAAAGGTTCTGCATATACAGATGACTATAAAAAGATGGAATCCGACATAGTAAACTATAAGAAAAAGCAAGATGATTTGTTTGAAAGTATAGATGCTTTTAAAAAAGCTGGATATTCTGTATATGACCCAAAAGTTAAAGAGCATTTAATGGAAGTTGCTAAATATGAGGCTAAGATAAATGAACTCAAAAACTCATTATCAGAATTGCGTAAAAGCGAACAAGGCTATACCACAAGATATAAAGAAGCAATATCTGAGGCAAGGCAATATGGTACGGTAATTGATGAACTTGAGCATAAAAAAGAAAGTTTTGAAGTCAGTGGTACTACTACTGTTTCGGGAACAGATACATCACAGTACAGTAAGTTATCGAATACATTAGACAATGCTACTGTTAGAGCCGATATTCTTATGAGTACTCTTGAAAAACTGGGTATAAATGGTGGTAATACGGGAGTGGAACTTAATAACTCCTTGAAGGAAACAGAGTCAACAGTTGAAGAGATTACTCGAAAAGTTAATCCTTTAATATCTGTTTTTTCAAAGATTCGTTCTGTGGGAGTTAATACTGCATCTAAAATATCTTCTAGTTTTAAAAGTCTTGGACAAGCTATCAAGAATCACGTTAGTAAAGGTGTTGATGAATCACATCAAAAACTTAAAGGCTTGGGAAAGGGGATTTTAAAATATGTAATAGGTGTAAGGTCTTTATTCCTTTTATATCGTAAGATACGTGAAGCTGGTAAAGAAGCTTTTACTAATTTAGGAAATCAATTCCCTGAAATACAATCACAACTTGATTCTTTATCCGCAAGTTTCGGTCAAGTTAAAAATAGTATAGCAACAGCGTTTCAACCTATATTCTCGGTTGCTGTTCCAGCACTTGTAACACTTATGAATTATCTTGTGTCAGCTATGAATACGCTTGCTAATTTCTTTGCTACACTTACAGGTCAAAAGTATATTTATAAGGCAACAAAGTCTGTAAATAATATGAATAAGGCTATCGGTGGTAGTGGTTCAGCCGCAAAAGAAGCGAATAAACAATTAGCTGAATATGATAAACTTATAGTCATACCACAAGACACCAATGGTGGCGGTGGTGGAGGAGGTGGCAGTGGAGGTGCCACTTCTAATATGTTTGAAAAAGTGCCTGTTGAAAAATATTCAGGTAGATTACTTGACTTCTTTGAACCGTTCAAAAAATCTTGGGAAAAATACGGACAAGACGTTATTGATTCTTGGAAGTATGCTTTAGAATCAATATGCGCTTTATCCTTATCCATTGCCGACAGTTTTCTTGCTGTTTGGACTAATGGAACAGGTGAGAAGTTCCTTGGTAATATTCTTCAAATCACAGCTGACATAGGTAAAACAATAGGTAATATTGCAAACCAGTTTAAGAAAGCTTGGGAAACAAATAAAGTTGGTCAAAATATAATACAAGGTACTTTTAATATTCTTAATGCAGTACTTGATATGATACATGAGGTAACAAGTGCCACAGAGGACTGGGCATCAAAACTTGACTTTTACCCACTACTTGAATCAGTATCAGGAGTGCTTGATGGAATATTATCAGCAATACAGCCTATACTAGATTTGGGTGTTGTTTTATGGGAAACTGTTATACTCCCTGTTGGTTCATTTTTACTTGAGTCTTTAATACCAGCATTAATAACACTTGCAACGGATTGTTTAAATCTGATAGGTCAAGTGTTAGAATGGTTAGCACCAAAGTTTAGCTGGCTTATATCTAACGTAATCTCTCCTATTGCAGGTGCATTAGGTCAAGGAGTAATAACTATACTTAATACTATACACGGAGTATTATCAGGCAATCTCAAGTCATCATTAGATACAATTTTTAAATTCCTTGATGGAACATTATTCCCATTACTTATGATTATCCTTAAATACTTAACTGCAACCGTTGTTGCTGGCATCAACCTTGTAGTTGATGTGATACAGACTGCTGTAAACCTTATTGATGGAATACTTGGTGGGCTTAAACAAGTATTAAGTGGTGTGATTGATTTTGTAGTCGGAGTATTTACAGGTGATTGGAGTAGAGCATGGGATGGTGTATGTTCAATATTCAAAGGAATTTGGAATACAATTGTATCAATTGCAGAAGGAGCGATGAACTTCGTAATTAGGGCTGTAAATGCTGTAATTTCAGGATTAAACGCTTTATCATTTGATGTTCCAGATTGGGTGCCTGGGATTGGTGGTTCTAAATTTGGATTTAATATTCCATCTGTAAGTGAAGTATCACTTCCTAGACTTGCTCAAGGTGCAGTAATCCCACCTAATAAAGAGTTCCTTGCTGTACTTGGTGACCAAAAACAAGGTACAAACATTGAAACACCACTTGATACAATGATTCAAGCATTTAAGATTGCGTTCAATGAAGTTGGTGGGAACAGTGGCAATAACGCTCCAATTGTGTTACAATTAAATGGTAAGGAAGTAGCTGAAGTTGTTTGGGATGAAGAGGAAAAACGTTACAAACAAACAGGTAGTTACAGACCTCAATATGGATATTAGAAAGGAAGTTAGTTATGTCTGAATTTAGAGGATATTTATTAAAAGCAACTGCAACAGGTGCTTATTTTCCCGATAAATATATGGCATACGAGTCTTGGAGTTCTACACCTAATCAAAGGGAAGAACTTAAAGCTTATCGTGATGATAATTCAAGACAACTTCATAGAATAACCGCAGAGGGTAAAAAGTCAGTGTTCTCTTTCGATACGAGAGAGGGCATTGACTTAAATGCTAAAAAGGAAATATTAAAATTCTTTACGGATGCAGAAAGCAATGCGGTTGAAAGAAAGATAAATCTTGAATTTTGGGATGAAGAAAATAACACCTATAAAACAGGTGATTTCTACCGCCCAAATATGCCATTTAAAATCAAGAGGATAAGTAATGATAATATATGGTATAAAGCTATGAACTTTAGCTTTGTTGAATACTAGGGGGGTGAGGTATGTTACTAACAAGACAAACAGTAATTACTTTTCCTGACAATCCCGAACTAGAAGATATAACCGATAGCATTAAAAGCGGTACAATGTCTTGTAGTGAGATACTTTATCCAAAT